TTCCCTTTCTTCCCGGCAAAATCGGGTCTTCAAAGACCGTAGTACGGCCGGGAAGCCCCGGTATCACGTAGTTAGGGACACCGTCTGTGAAACAGTGGAAGTCTGAATCGAATTAGCATCAAGGTTGCCAATGAATCGGTAAAAAATCTCGACTTTCTGTTGACGCGAACCGTCGGGAAGCTTAACTGCCTCATGAACAAGTATTTTTTCAATGAGAGCATTGAGCAATTCAGCAGTGAGTTCTGTCGGTCCAGCATATTTTCGAATTAAATCGACCCATTTTTCAGCACTGTTGTCCAACTCTCGTTGCGCATCCAATTTGGTCTTGGCGTCAAGTATCTTTTGTCTCAACTCCTGCTGTTCTGCCTGGTATTTTGATGAAAGCATGGTGAAGTTGTACTCCGTAAGGCGGCCGGATGCCCAGTCCTCATACAGCCGTGCAAACAGCCTGTTGACTTCCTCACAACGTTTTTTAACCCGAGCTAACTCATTTTGCATCCGTCTCGTCTCTACTGCCCGTTCACCCCCGAGACTTTTCTGCAGTTCGCATATCAGTTGGCCCCGATCCAATTGTACCTGTTCCGTCCAATGCTGTAACCGTGCCAGCACATAAGCATACAACGTATCATAGCGAATATAGTGCTTAGAGCATTTACCCGTACCGTACTGTGAATAGTAGGTACAACTGAAGTAACTATACGGTATTTTATTTTGCTTGTTCGTCGCAAACTTCATTGACCATCCACAGTCCGCACAACGTACCAGTCCGGCAAATATTTGTGTGGTTGCGTTCTTTTGTTTCCTTCGTCGGGAGGCGATTTGCTGCTGTACACGCTCAAAGTCCTCTTTGGAAATGATTGCTTCCTGAGTCCCCTCGACACGCATCCATTCACTCTGCGGCTTGCGTATCCGCTTTTTGTTTTTGTATGAGATATTCGTCTCACGGTAGTGGATGGTGTTGCCGATGTACGTCTCATCCTTGAGGATGCTCTTGACCTGTGCAATTGTCCAGGCATACCGCTTTTCCTCCGGAGCGTCCCTGTAGATATTGGCAAACGTCCCGTCGCGCTGATAATTCAGCCAACCGGGTGTGGGAATCTTCTCCTGTGTCAGTGTCCTTGTGATTTTAGCCGCGCCCGCACCGTAAAAGGCCAACGTATAGATTCGGCGGATGATCCAGCTTGTTTTCTCATCGATCACCAGCTTATTCTTTACATCCGGGTGCTTTTTGTATCCGAGCGGGGCATATGCGCTAACCCGTTCTCCTGCCTCAAATTTCGCCGCGAGTGAGTTTTTCACCTTGCGGCTGGTATCCTTGGCGAACCATTCATTGAACAAATTTTTGAACGGAACAAAGTCGCTCAGCCCTTTTTCCGTATCCTCGTTTTCGGCTACTGCAATGTACCGCACGCACTTCTCCGGGAATACGAACTCCAGATAGTAATCCATCATGATATGTTCACGCCCAAAACGGCTGAGGTCTTCTTGTGTCAAGTAGGAACTAAAAAATTTTTGAGATTTTACAAACCGTTCATAGGTGGATGACCACCCGTGAACGGCTTGTAACATTCAGCCTATTAGATTTCTGCATCCTCAAAGATGTCTTTGAACATCCAGACGATTTCGATGCTGTCATGCCCATGAACATAGATAGCGGAGATTAGAGCATGAGCAAGCTCGTATGTAAGTCCTTCGCCTTTCTGGTATTCGCCGAGCACCGCATCAAGCCTTTCATCCGAACAGGGATGTTCAGAGTCAAGCTCTTGCATCCGCTCATGGCCTTGCCGGATTGCTTCTTCATTCTCAGACATCTTCGCATCCGTCTCTGCTTTCCGCTTGAGGTATTCAGCCTTTGTGATGCTGCCGAAAGTGTATTTCTCATACAGCCGGAGCTTCACTGCCTTGAGTTGTTCGGACTGTTTCTGCAAATCGCGGATTGTGTCCGCGCATTCTGTGATGGCAGATTTCCTGCGCTTGCTGATCTCATGTTCTTTGACAGCTTTCTTTTCGACCAGTGTGAGCATTTGCCCAATCGCTTTGTAAGCAGTGTCCTCAATCCATGCCTCGCTGTATCTTTCACCAACCGGGCAATCCGTATCGCGGTCATGCGTTGAGTGGGTACACTGATAGAAATATCCGCCCTCATTTCGGAGCTTTCGCCGGGTAAGGGCGCGTTTGCAGTTGCCGCAACACACAAGACCTTTGAGGGGATAATAGAGCAGATTCCTTTTGGGATTCTTCTCGCCGCCCCGGATGACTGCCTGAGCCAGCTCAAACTCTTCCTTGCTGACAATCGCTTCGTGCATCCCTTCGACGATGATCCAGTCCTCTTTCTTTTGAGAAATAGTTTTCCGAGAACCTACGCCGCCGGATTTTCGCTTGTGGCCGACCGTTGCCCCAGTGTAAACATAACTCGTTAGGATCTTGTAGACCATAGAGGCCGTCCAGCTTATCTTTTCGCTCATGCGGCTATACTTTTTCTTGTCAGGATTTTTGCCTTTGAAATATTGCCCGGGCGTCGGGATGTTATCATCGTTCAGGCCAAGGGCAATCTGTGAGGTATTCCGTCCTTTAAGGGCTTCGTTAAAGACCCTGCGCACGACCTCTGCGGCCTCCGGGTCAAGCTTGAGCTTGTTGCGGATTTCGGGATGAAGCACATAGCCGTAAGGAGCGTAGCCGCCCACATACTTGCCTTGCTTCATCATCTGGATTTTCGCGGTTGTCGTTTTGACAGAAAGATCCTTGCTGTATGCGGCATAGATGATGCTGCGCATGACAACCTCAAGGCCACCGGTTGTTCCCTTGTAATCGTCGCTGTCATAGCCGTCGTTGATGGAGATAAAGCGAACGCCCATGAACGGGAAGGTGCATTCGAGATAATTGCCCGTCTCGATGTAATCACGAGAAAAGCGGGAAAAATCTTTGACGCAGATCAGGTTGATCTCCCCGTGCCGGACTTTCTCCATCATCGCCGAGAACTGAGGACGATGAAAATTTGTCCCGGTATAGCCATCATCCGCGAACTCAAGCCTCGGATATTGGGAAAGCGTCGGATGGTTGTCAAGGTAGCGGTTGATGAGCATACGCTGGTTGCCGATGCTGTCACTCTCTGCCTTGTTTCCGCTGCCGGTATCTTCATCAGCCATAGAGAGGCGGATGTAGATGCCGATGGTGTAGTCTTTGTTCATTTACATCGCCTCCTGAACTTCTTTGATACTCTGAATGGTCAGCTCGTAGATGTCACCGTACTTCATGACCAGTTCGGCAGCGCCGCCCTCATGGACTTTGACCAATTCAACAGACTCGTCTACTAAATCCTGAGAGAGCTGCGTTGCCGTGCTGACGGATTTCATCAAGGTAATCCACTTGTTATCGACCGACATAGCTTCGTCGAACTTGCTCCGGCGCTGTACTGCCTCATCCAGACGGCGGGACAGGTCAGCGTATTGTTCGTCATAGCTCTTCTTGGCAAAGGAGTATTCCGCTTCATCCAGAAGCCCCTCGGCGTAGTCCTCATAAAGGCGCGTACGCTTATTACGGCATGGGTGGGGGTTTCCCGCACGCTGATGACGATCCGTCCGCCTTCGTTGCTGTACTTGATGGCGTTCGACATCAGGTTGCGCATGATCGTTTTCACCATGTCTACGTCGCACGGGACGGTAATCGGGCCGGGGATGTCGTATTCGACGGCGATGTTCTTGACCTGTGCCACGAGGTCGGACATCTTGCTGGCGAAAACCACGACCTCCGAAATGTCGACCTCCTGGAACACCGTGTTCATGCGTCCGATCTGGCTCTTCGTCCATTTGAGCAGGTTGTCCAGCAGCATGAAGGTGCTCTCGGTGATGTTGTTGCCCATCGTGATCATCTCCATGTTGTCTTCGCCTATCTGTTGCTGCGTAAGGTTTATCGAGAGCATGTTGAAAACCATCTTCAACGTGCCGATCGGCGACCGCAGGTCGTGGGCTATTACCGAGTACATCTTGTCGCGGGCGTCGACCGTGGCCTGCAATTCGTCGCGCTGCTGCATGATCGTGCGCTGCGCCGCCGCCAAATAGATGTGGTGCGATACGCGGGTGATCAGCTCCTCGTGGTTGAACGGCTTGGAGACGTAGTCGCTGGCTCCCAGTTTGAACCCCTTGACGATGTCTTCGGGGTTGTGCAGCGCCGTGAGGAAAATCACCGGGATGTCCTGCAATGCGGGATCAGCCTTCAGGTGTTTGATCACCTCGTAGCCGTCCATGTCGGGC